AATTATGGTTACTGGGAAAGCTTCAATATCTTGCTTAAGAGTGCAGAAGTATCTACTGCATCATTTACAATTAAAGGAATTTTATAATGGCACGAATAACTACAAAAATTACCCCTTTTACCAGAAGTCCAAGCAGACAAAAACCTGAGACATTCAGCGAGGATATGGATATTCGACTGAGCGAAGAAAATAGTCGAATTGAACAGATGAATACACAGTCTGATGAGATGAATGCTGTTGCGGATGAAGTTCAAGGACTGCGTGACGACACTGCAAGATTGAGAAATGAAGCAGATTCAATTCGAAATGATGCTCTAAATGCAAAAAATGAAGCTGTTACGGCTAAAGACTTAGCTATAGACGCAAAAGAGTATATAGAGTCTTATGTAGTTCCAACTGATGCAACATACACACCAGAAGCGATTGATGCAAAAGTTAGAATGAGTCAAATTTTGGCAATAACAAATTCAATATGAAGGAGATTAGATGAGTTTAAAAAGTGTAACTTTTGAAAAGCTGACGCAAGCAGTAGAAAATGCTAACCCAGCAACTGTGGATGGAGTACAGATTTTAGCGTTATCTGCAAGCGCCATAAAGAACTTAAACGAGGGTACTGACTTAGAGGAAGATATATACCAAATAGGCACTCCTGGAGAGTTAGGCTTTGGTGTAGCAACTTGCCCACCTGAATTAATCCCCGCGGGTTGGAGAGGGTTAGATGGACACGATAGCATAGTTAGTCCTAATTATGGTAATTATGTAGATACAAACGGTTCTATTTTGGTTAATAATCCAAAACATTACTATAAATGGGAGGGAAATACTCTATATATTTCTCATAGACCTCTGAGTGGCTATGTGTTGGATAGAGCTTTTATCAACGGCGGTAAAGAAGTAAACGGAGTATTTGTCTATAAGTATGGAGGTGGTAATACAAACGGAATTTTCACTAGCAAAAGATTGGTCGATCCGGTTAGTACACATGTAGACCACAATCCAGTTGCAAACATTAATGGATGCAGTGAAAATAATTATGGAGAGCTATACCAAGCTGTCAAAAGTGCAGGAAGTAAATATTTTTTAACTTCTGTATTTATCTACAGTATGTTGGCAAGACTTGCTTATGCGCACGGTCAGGCGGCAAGCTCTTTAGTTGCCTGTGCTTACAGCGATGTAGCTCCTTATCTGCCAAAAGGCAATCTAAATAATGCATTTAAAGATGTAAATGATAGCAGCGTAACGTTTACACCAAGCGGTTACTCTAATTGTGCTTTGACTGGCTCTGGTGTTCCGTTTGCCAAAACTACACACAATGGTCAAGATAGCGGTGTAGCAGATTTAAATGGCAACATGTGGGAAGTTGCAAGTGGATTTATTAGAACAGATGCTGATGGCTTTTTGGTGCTAAAAGAAACCGTTGACATAGCTGCAATAGTAAATGACAGCACAACCGCTGGAACAGGTGCATACGATGTTGGTATTTATGATGCAATTGACATAAGTGATGTAGTTAGTGGTAATGATGGCTGGACTTATTTAGGAAATGGATCTAATGCGGTATTTGAGATGAGTACAGACAGAAACAGTGTGACCTATAAAAAAACCGCATTAGGAATAGCAAGTGCGGCAGGATACAGTACAACTGGTACAACCCAGTTCGGAAACGATGGTCTATATAGGTACTTGAGACATGAAATGGCTTGTCGTGTTGGTGGCTATTGGCGCAACACTTCCGATGCTGGTGTGTTTGCTGTTGTTCTGGCCGATTTTCGCACTGCTGCGGCTACGGGCGTTGGTGCTCGCGCCTCTGTGTATGTGTAATCGGAGCGATAGCGACGATGGCTATACATAGCGAAGCTATTTTAAATAGAAAGTTTATAGAGATGGCAAAATTGATGAACATATATTTAAATCACTTTCCAAGATTCGAGAAATATGCTTTATCAAACAACATCAGAAACACGATGTACCGTCTCTATGACTTAATCACAGAGTGCCAAAAAAGGTACTACAAAAAGACATCTTTGACTGAACTTGATATTACGCATCAAAAGTTAAGGATGCAAATATATCTTGCAAATGAGTTAGGGTACTTTGAATTTAAAGATGGCAAGAAAAATGAAAAAGTAAACGCGCCAAAAAGGTTTATTGCCATAACAAAGCTGATAGACGAAATAGGCAAAATAATAGGTGCGTGGATTAATAAAATGAAAGAAAAAGGTAAGTTTTAATGAACTTTGGGCAGTCTCTTGATATGAAAGCTTGTATTGTTGGTGGCAATTGGAACAACACTTCCAATGCTGGTGTGTTTGCTGTTAATCTGAACAATTATCGCACTAATACGAATACGAACATTGGTGCTCGCGACTCTATAGCCAAACCTGAAACAACAAAGGTTGATACTGGAAATAGAGGGAGAGGCTGTCCAGCGTTAAGCGAAATCAAATGCGAAAACTCTTTGAGTAGCGTGTTCGAAAATCGAGTTGGAGCGAAAAGAAAAGGTTATCTGTTTGAGCAAGCGTTTACTATGGAGAATCTTTATGCTGCATACCTTGATGCAAGAAAAGGAAAGAGAAAAAAGCGTGCGACTATGAAATTCGAAACAAATCTTGGAGCAGAATTGCAAGCTTTGTATGATGAATTACATAGTGGCAGTTATGAACCAAGACCATATTCACAATTTTATGTTTACGAGCCAAAGCCTAGACTTATTAACGCACCGCACTTTCGAGACCTTGTAGTTCAGCATGCAATTTATCGAACTATCTATGATTTGTTTGATAAGACTTTTATAGATACATCTTATGCTTGTAGAAAAGGCGGCGGAACTCATAAGGCAAGTGCATATACACAAAAATCAATGCGAAAGTATAGTGGTGATTTGTATTACGCAAAGTTAGATATTAGAAAATTTTTTTACAGAATAGACCGTGAAATTTTGAGAAAGTTATTTGAAAAGAAAATTAAAGATCGTCGTTTTATTGACTTGATGTGTATGTTTGCACAGATGAATGGTGACAAAGGTATTCCTATAGGAAATCTGCTGTCTCAACTATATGCTCTTATATATCTTAATCCGTTGGATTACTTCATAAAGAGAGAGTTGAAGATAAAACATTATGTTAGGTATGTTGATGACTTTGTAATGATTGGATTAACGCTTGATGAAGCAAAAGAAGCAAAAACAAAATGCGAGAAGTTCTTAGAAGAGAAATTGAATCTTGAACTATCGCATTGGACCATAGAAAAGATCCGTAAAGGCATCAATTTTGTAGGTTATAGAACTTGGAGAGGTGTGAAGTTTGTCAGAAAACACTCAATGTACAAATTTCGCAAAGCGATCAAAGAGGAAAAATTCGAGTCTATCGTCTCTTTGATTGGTCACGCAAAAGGTACAGGAACTATTCCGTACTACAGAAAAATGCTTATTAAAAGCAATATTGTAAACCAAATACCAAAAAGGAGTTTAAATTATGTTCAAATATGTGCAGTATGACAAGGTGCAAGGACAATACACAGAGTATGAGTTTCTTCCAGGTGTTGAAGATGTGAAGGTAAATTACTTCACTGCTGACGGTGTTAATGTGGTAAGTCTCGAAGGTGAAGAAGAGGTGATAAATACATTAATATCAGAACAGCCTGAAGTGATCAACTGCCGTGAGCTAACACTTGATGAATTTCTTGCAAAAGTTGAGTTTAGCGATCAGATCAAGGCAATTCGCCGACAAGTAGCAGACAAAATAGCAGAACAATATAGTTTTGCAGATGAACTTGCAATGCGTAATCGTTCTGAAGATGATCCCAAAAGAGTTGAATACGAGGCTTATGTAGCTGAATGTATCTCTGTAGGAAAACGACTAAAAGAATCGATAGGGTACATTAAATAATGGTCACACTAGCGTTTTACAAAGGTGCTGGTGATTGGGCAGATAAAGCCATTCGCCTTTGGACTCGTTCAAAATATAGTCATAGCGAATTGATCATAAATGGAGTTTGGTATTCATCTTCACCACGAGATTTGAAAGTAAGGGGTAAGATAATCATACCTCAAGCAAACCATTGGGATTACATAGACATACCTGCAAATGGTAAGCAAAAACACATTATGCTTAACTTCTTTAGTGAGCAAATTGGTAAACCTTATGATTGGAAAGGCATTATATTAAGTCAAATTTTGCCTTTAAATATCCAAGACCCTGAAGAATGGTTTTGTAGTGAGTTTGATAGTAAAATGCTAATGCTTCCAAGAATGCTGCCTGATGACAAGCCGGCGCAGTGGTATAGTCCTGGAAGATTAGCAGATAGAGCTAAACAAATAGGAATATTTAGGGAAGGATAAGCTGTGAGTTGGTTTGGTGATGTAATAACTAGTGGAGTTGATAAGGTTGTAGATTCTGTAACTGATGGCCTAGATAAGCTGTTTACTTCAGATGAAGAGAGGCTAAAAGCTAAAAATGTATTAGAGCAGATAAGAAACTCACTAAAGGCTGAACTGATACAAGCTTTTACTGCGGCTATAGCAGCTAAAAGAGACATTATTGTTGCAGAGATACAAGGAGAGAGCTGGATTCAGAGAAACTGGAGACCTCTTACAATGTTGATATTCGCCTACATAATAGCGAATGAATACATCATTGCACCTTATGTTGAAGTGCTTTTAAATGTTGACTTAAGACCTAAAAAGATTGACCCTGAAATGTGGAATCTGCTTAAATTGGGTATAGGTGGATATATAAGCGCATTAGGTGTTAAAAGAGTTGTGGAATCTACTAAATGGAGTAAGTAATGGAAGAACGCATCAACAGAATCGAAAAGGAGTTAGCGTTAATGTCACAAACACAAAAGTCTATGAATGAGAACTTGAACAAAATCTCATCTACGTTAGACATTTTAGTGCAAGTGCAGACAGACACAAAACTCCATGCACAAAAGATCGACTCAATGGATACAGAAATTAAAGAAAGTTTTAAACGAGTATACAAACGCATTGAGAAGCTTGAAGCTGCTGATAGCTGGGTGGCTAAAACTGTTGTGGGTGCATTTTTGTCGGGTGCTATCGCTCTAATTTATTATTTTGCAAGAAAAGGCGCATAAGGGTGATAGATGGCTGATCATTATATAACAACAGATACAAATATTCATGATCTAGCTTGGACTGACAACGATAATGTAATAGTTCGTGAAGGTGCTACGTTTACTATTGATCAGCAAACCACGGGAGCACCTGAAATTTGGAAGATTGGTTATATAAGAGTTGAGTATGGACATTTGCAAATAGACAATCTGACGCAAGATGGGTTAGAGTTATTGTTCAATAATTATGTTTTTATTGATGTAAAAGCTGAAGGCACTATGACTGTAAATGGTCAGCTTATTAAAATACATACATCTGATGGAACAAGTGGTCAAACTTTTCCATTTTGGGACCCTAACTATCAATATCAAATCACTGGATTATTTGTTAACGGTGAAAAAGGTATGTTAATGGATGCCTTTAGTGGTTTACCGACGCACCCAATCAAAAACCAATATATTAGACTTCATAAATATGATACAAGTACAGCCTCTTTTGTTTTACAAGACTTCTATATACCCCCTAATGGTACGGATATTTATGTTCCTAACATTCTTATTAAACGAGATGGGACTTCAGACCCTAATGTAGGAGTGGATAGTGGTTATGTAAGGTTTGAATTAGCAAATGGGATAAGCACTAAAGGGTGCTATCACTACCATGCTTGGCTCACTAATGGGTCTAAGAATGTTACTCATGAGGATTGTGTATTAGCTAAACTTGGTTACCATGTTAATATTGAAAATTTAACATTTAGAAATATTTTAACTACTTATGACTCTACATCTCATTATGGTTTATATGTTAGATGGTCAACTAATGTTTTAATGGAGAACATTACATATTATGGTAAAGCTGACTTTGAAAGCAACTTTAATGCTACTTTTAGAGATTGGCATGTATTTTCACAGCGAAATAAAGATGACAAACCAGGGTGGAGAGACAGCGAAAATTTAACCTTTGAAAATTTTAATTATGTATATACAGAATTTGTATTAAGAACCACTGATGGTTGGTCAGTGAAGAATTTTACGTTTAGGTTTGACAATGACTATCATAACGGTTACAGTGGTTTATTATCATTTGAGAGACTAAAAAATGGTAGGTTAGAAAC